AGTCTTTCTCAAGCTTCTTCGTTACGCCTACTGCGCCGGAGTCTTTCTTGCCATGTCCGGCATCAAGTATGACTGTCTTCATCGGGTACCGCCTTTCCGGGGCGTCTGCCCCCTGTAATCTCATTAAAGATGAACCGAAGTTCTTCACTGGCAACTTCCTTGAACGCCCAGCACCACGGTACTCTTTTTGGGGTAGAAATGGCTCCCCTCCTACCCGCACGAGTTGTTTTGAAACCCAGTTTCTCCATTGTGTATCTTCATCCTCCAGATGTTTGAAATGCGTCACCATGAACCTGCGGAACATCTTCATTCCGGATCGCTTGCCGAATAAATAAAGGGAGTACCCTATAAGGGCCTCCCATTTGATGTTGTCTATATTTTTGAAGATAAAATAGCACAGATCATACAGCGTCTCGAAGACACTCCACATTAATCCTCACCGCCGGGGCATATAGATTGTTCGCTACTTCATCCCCGTTTAAGGATGCTATTAGTTGAAGTGATTTATCTGTGAAGTCAATCTGCAGATATTCTTCATCGTCATACTGGATTAATTTGTCCATTATTTTTTGTCCTTCAGGCTTTGTGTGATGCGCTGAACCAAGTCGTTCCGGCGTTTAATCAATGGTTCAATCTTCAGTTGCTTTTGCTTGGCCGACAATTCCCCGCGCTCTATAGCCTTGATAGTTTTGTTAATATCGCTCACTGCATCCGACACATTGTTGATACGTTCCAATTCGCCCTGCTTTTTGAATGGCTTCTTGTTCAGCTTGGCAGAAGCTTTTTCCTTAGTGAGTTCATCTTTCTTCATATAAAACTTATCCATGGCTTTTCCGCCCTGATTCGGGTCAACCAGGAAGGAACGGGTAAACGGCGCCTGCTCAATGGACTTTGCTGGCTTTGTGGTGCGCTCATAGGCCCCGGTTTTATCAAGAATGACATCAATGGCATCGGTGGCATATTTACCAAGACCGGCAGTCAATCCTTGCAGGGTATTGTCAATCACCCGCGGCGAGCTGAAGTTCTTGAATGACCCTTTGCCGTCAGTCAGTTTCTCCACGCCTCCCGCGATAATCCGGGCCGTGGACGTGGTGCGAACCGGGTCATACTGGTCTTTGTACTGTAACAATTGCTCTGCCCGGGGGATAATAGTGCCTTCCTTGAAGAATGAATAGTTCGCCATGCCCTCAATCACCGGTAGGATACCGGATATTTGAGTTGGTAGAGAGTTACTCTTAATTGAACGTCTCACATACCCATCAAATGCCTCTGGATCTTTCTCCAGTGTGTAAGATAACGCCTTTTCTGGCAGGTTGGCGAATATGGTTGCTAGGTCAAACGGCTTCGGGATCCGAGCCACCGTATCTGTACCTGGGATAGCCATCAGCCAGAAGGAATCCTTCATCCAGTCCGGGGCGTTGCTAATCGTTGATTTCTGTGTTTCATTGGCATACTTATGGTTTAAGATAAATATCCCAATTGTCGGAACTGATACAGATACAACGCCTCGTGTGGTAACTCCAACCCAGTCGTTCTTAATAGCCCGAATCAGCTTTGATTTACCTTGGATGTTAGCATTCATGAAGGCCACAATTTTATTTGTTGGTCGGATGCTTGATCCTGCCCGGGCGAAGTCCATCAGATCCCTGGAACGGTATGCAGCCTCTTGCTTGCTGGCGCCAGAACGTAGTGCCGCTCGGTACTCCCCAACTTTTGTTGCTGATTCCGTAGTGTCTGAAATGGCTCTCAGTAGTCCGATAATCGATTTACCGTTCACAATATTGACGAATTTCTTTGAATTCGGCTGCTTCAGTACGGTTTCTAAGGCTTTTTTGTGAACATCTCGATCAAGTGACAGCGTATTTCCGTATGCTCCCAGATTATCAATCCAGTCTTTGTACAATGGCCCTTTCTTGATTGTCTGGATCAGCCCGGCGCCAAAGTCCGTGATGGGATTGAATCCACTCTCTGAGACAACAAAGGCATTGTTGATATCACGAATCGGGTTACGCAGCGCGAACTCAGGAGTCAATGTAGCCCCGGCACGCAACAGGCTGGCTGGCTTGGAAAGGATGTTCATCAGCGTATTGCTGGACTCCTGGTCCAGGTTCATGATCGCCTTATACACCTCTGGCTGTACCTCGTACCGAACCTCCTTGCCATCAACCTTAACCTTGACTACGTTTTTCTCCCCTACTTGCTCCGCGTTGGTAATCTTTCGGAAGAATGTCCCGTTTTCATCCAGTTCAGCAAGCTTCGGAATCTGCTGGGCCACCTTATTTCGTTCCGCAGCATTCACACTCTGGAAGATGTTCTTCACCATGTTCTGCAGTGGCGCAATGACTTTTTTTTCCGATCCTTGCAGGGCCTTGATAGGACTGGTTACATTGGCAAGAGCACTGGATAATCCACCCCCGAAGCCAACCTTTTCGTTGTCCATTTCGCGGAATAGTGGGATATAGTTCTTCCACCGATCCTCCAGAACATCATAGAGCTCCTTGGATACCACCCCACTGTCCACCAATTCCTTCAGCATATCTCGGTTTACCTTCACCAGTTCCTTTTGTGCCGCATTCATCTCTGGGGTGTTGAACTGATCCAAGATGGATTTGATTTCTTGATCGGTGAAACCTGATTTATAACCGGCTGCGTTTACATCCTTTGCATGCATGGCAAGTGCGTACTTTTCCAGGTCTTCCACGGAGTTTCCGGCCTTCTCCACCTTTTTGATTACAGATCCTAACCGGTCCTGAACAATTTGACTCGCTCGTTCCGGTGCGCCTTTGAACATTCTAGCCGCCTTATACAGGCTGTCTTCTGCACTGGCTAACTTTCCTCCACGGACGTTCTTTTCAACGGTCTCCAAGGCTGCTAGGTCGTCTGTGGTCTGCGTACGCCACTTCTGCCACCGTTCTGCGAATGGCGTTGACTTCTTTGGTGCGTTCCGGCTGATCTTCTCAGCGAATGATGCAGCGTCACCTTCAGGTTTAGCATTGAATTCAGCTGCTGATTTACCTTCTTTGGTTGCCAAACGTTCCTGTTTCCGCAGTTCCTCCCTGCTCATACGCAAGATTTTCTCTGCATGCGGACGGACTTTCTCGCCGAATTCTTTCACCAACTCTTCAGTGAAATTAGCCGTTTTGATTGTTCCCTTACCGAGTTTGGCCGCCATGATCACCGCATAGTCAGCCCATTCCGGCAATGGACTAGAGTTAAGATACCCTTTACGCTTGGCGATACGTTCTCTCGCTGCCTTCTCTGCTTCATCCAGGTAAGAGTAAACCTTGTCCCGGACATTCGGCTGATTGACAGCTTTGATAGCCTCTTCAACTTCCTGCACTTCACTTTTTGGTGTTGATTTCATCACTGGTTCAGGTTTATAAGGTGGCTTTACTTCTGGCTGTGCCGGTCTCGCTTTGACATAGGTTGATTTCTCAGGTGTGGACTCAGGGAACAATTTATTTTTATCAAACTCCGCACTTTGGGCAAACTCAATGTCTGATTGTGTCAGAGGCTGCTTTGCGTTGACCTTGTTCATAATTTCCTGTTCACGTGTGAGTGTGTTGGTTCTTAGTCTACCCTCAGATGCTGTACCAGTTGTTCCTTTGCGACCTAGGACTTGCGTAGGTGCTGCGGCATCGTTAAACACTTGCGGAGCAGAGCTTTTAACCGGATTTCCTACTCCAGCCACTTCCCGCATTTCTTGATTGGCTCTAGCTGCTCCGACCATACCTTTTTGTGGAACGGCGGTACGTTTCGGGTAAGCCAGATCAATCAGTTCGTTGAGGCTTGGATCCGTGCGGTCAGCCATTTGGGACCATAGGTTCTCCAGTTCCAAGTCTTCGCGACCCGGTGTTAATGGACGCTTTTGTGCTTCAGCAATAAGGTTTTCGAACTTCTGCCGGTACACGTTTGTACGTTGTTCAATACGTGCTGTCGTGGCTGTACTTCGTCCAGGTGGTAGTGCCAACAGTTCAGGTGATTGTGGCAGAGCTAAAGGATTCGTTTCAGGCAGGTTATTTCTGATTTCGCTCTGTGGTACACCCTCCGCCTGACGAGGTGTAAATACTTCTTCCAGCGTTGCGGCGACTTCATCATCTGCCCGGCCGGATCTCTTCATGATCTTGCTGAGTGCAGATGTGAGTCCTTCGCTAGCTGCAGCACCTATACCACCAAGTACACCGCCTGCCGCGGTCCCTAAGAGGGCGTTACGGGCAATTTCGTTACCACTGTCTTGTCCTTGTTGCAGACCAAACCCTGCGCCCTGTAAGCCACCAGCAAGCGCCTCTGTAGCAGCCACCCGCACAACGTCCTGTGAGCCCGGAATAACCTTGCTAGCTGCATTGAGAATGGATTGCCCAGTTTTACCACTCAATGCCTTCTCTGTCGCTCCATACGTTGATCCGATAATGCCTTGGCCCACTGGCGCACCTGTAGGTGTCACAAAAGGTGTCACAAAGTTGTTAATTGCATCGGTCACTTTGTCAATTACAGGGAATTTTGTAGTGTCTCTACGGGTCGCACCAGAGTTACCAGCAAAAGCCCGGGACACCGCCCCCCCTGCTGGATTACCCTGTGTGATGTAGTTCATGATATTCGCGTAGGCTTTCACAGCGTCCGGCGCGTTGTCGTCTGCAATTTCCTTCTTGGTGATCTCATATTGCGAAACTCCAGGGATGTTTGAAGCATTAGCCGGTCCGCGTCCGGTCTGCTGCACGAGGTTGGCTGCTGGAACTTTATCCTTCAGTGTGGATTGAACGCCCTGGCCGGTTTGAATCAGGCTTGCAGCAGGCAACTTATCCTGGAATGGCGATGAATTTTTCTTAGCTTGTTCTGCTTTAAAGTCAACCGTCTTCTGCGGAGCCGGAGTAGTATCGAATCCCTGCGGCTGTGAACCAATACCGACTCCAGCCAATGTATCTCCTAGAATCATCCTTGCTCTGTCTGCTTCATCCGAATCAGTGGTTGCTGTATCTGCAGACTTGCGATTACGGACGGCAGAAAACGTACTTTCTTGATGTTCCTCTTTTGGAGAATAGGTCCGTGACAGCACGCGATCCTTGGCCTCTTCTCCTCTTTTCCGATTGCGGACTGCGTCAAAAGTAGACATTTTCTCACCGTCCTAGTATTTTTTTGATGTAGTTCTTTGTTTCAGTAGGTGCGTGCTGTAACCAATTGCTGCCGTATTTCTTCACTGCTTTGTCTACGTTTCCACCGCCCCAGTTGTAACCAGCAAGAGCCTTTGACACATCACCATCGTACTTGGCAATTAAACCATTGAGCATCTTTCCTGCCGCGTCTGCAGCTTGGTTAACGTTGAAGGGGTCTATACCATATCCTTGAGCTGTTGCCGGCATAAACTGGAACATACCAGAAGCGCCACTCTTGCTATTTTTAGCGTTTGGGTTAAAGCCAGATTCTGCACTTGCTACAGCTGCAAGTAATCCTTCTGGAAGACCGTACTTCTTTGTAGCCGATCCAATTACACCGGAGTACCTTGTCGGCACATTAACGGATGATACGCCGGTTGTTACTCCCCCGAATATTGTTTAATGAGCGAATCAATTTCTTTCTTGGTCATCCCCAGAGATAACAATATTTGATTAGTTTCAGTGTCACTAAGTCCTGAATCTACTACAGATTCAAACATTTGTTTGCGCTTAGCTGGGTCAGATGTTATTTTCTCCCCTGTTTTCGTTTGTTCTCCAGTATCTGGGTTGGTTACATACACAGGCTCTGTATACAGACTTTGCATACTACCCAATATTTGATTTGGAGATAGCCCTGATGTTGTGCTGCCAGTCCCCTGCGACTGGTCGTAATCAAGCGTAGCCCACGCCCGGGAGTTATCGTCTTGCGACAGCGCCAATTGAGCCTGTTGATACGCTGTAGAATCAGCCTGTGCAAGCCTGCGAAGCGCATAATCCAGTCCGCCTTGCTCCTTGTTGTAGTCAAATTCAGCCTTCCACCGGTCATCGCTGATGGAGTCTCGCGCTTTCTGATATGCAAACTGCTCTGTGTACTGCTTATCCGCTGTATCCAGTTGTCGGGTCTGCGTGGATTGGTTAAATGTCTGGTTCTGTGCAGCCAAGTCCTGGTTCTGTCCGGCCAGTGTGCGTACCCCGATGCCGGTTTGATTGATATTCTTCGAGTTAACGTTTGCCCCGACCTGCGATGAATTACCGCCGTTTGCGTCAATGATCGCTCTTTGCTGGTCTGCAAGCTTTGAAAGTTCGGCGCGCCGGGCTGCGGTAATGTTTGGCCCTTCAGCTTCAGCTTTGTAGAACATGATCTTGTTCAGCGCTTCCTTTGTCGCTGCATTCTGGTATGTTCCAGTTGTCTGTGCCTCTGTTAACGGGTTCTGGAAGTCCTGCTGGTTGTAGTCTTGGTAAAGGTTCCGCAGGTTGCCGATCTGGTCTTGGTTCTTCTGATACGCCATTGATTCATACTGCGGCACCAGTGTATTCGCAATGTTCTCTGCCGATTGGTTCGCCAGTTGGTTCGCAACAGTCTCGGAGTATGATGACTTTCCTTGCCCGGTAGCTCTCAGCTGCGCATTCGTATTCTTCTGGTTGATCAGCAGCTTGTTGTCTGCGTCCCGTATCGCAGCCTGGAGTGACTGGTCATCTGCAGCATTGTAATTCCAAGGCGCGTTTACAAGCCCTGCCTGTGAGTTCAGCGTCTGCTCTGTGCGTGGCAGCGTTACTCCACCGGTTGGAGAAGGTTGGTATCCGCCGCCGGGATTGGATGCGCTGTACCCATTCGGAATTGTCACGCTGCTGGCCTGGTTGGCTGACGATAGGTTCATGTTCGGCACTGGTGTTGTGCTGCCGGGCAGTCCAGTGGGCAACGGTTGACGGTTCATGTTGGGTACAGTCACGCCGGGAGTCGTCGGCTGGCTTAGGCTCATGTTTGGTACGGGTACACCCGCCAGCGCTCCTACAACGCCTGTAGTAGGTGTGGTAGACATGTTCTTCGGTACCGTTGTCGGCTTGGTGTAACTGGGTGATTGCATCAGCCTTTTGATGGCGTCAATGTTGATTAGTCCCATGATTTACCTCCTTTTGGCATGCAAAAAGGACCCCGTTAGGAGTCCTCTTGTCCGATCTTATGTGTTACTTACAGTGTATCACCCGTAGGCAATACTTTTTGATTATTTTTGTATCATACGGGTCCTTGTGGTATAAAAAACGATGTGATAAGATACAATCATAAAAGGAGCCGTGCGTCAACACGACTCCAGTGTACAATCCGCATTAAGAGCGGTCGGCTTGGCAAGGGCGATCCACGAATAGACCGATTCCTACCACGGGCGGTCTATTTCTTTTTGTTGAAGGAGAGAATGAGAATCACCAGTGTTGAGAATTGAATCATCAACAGTAGCGCATCTTTCACTTCCACAAGCATCACCTCCCTTCACGGGAGATTAGCCGACCGCCCTTATGCCATTGTACTGGATTATTATATCAGACCGCGCCTTTTGTGGGTACGGTCTTTTTACTGTGCTTCGAGTTCTGCTAGTTGAGATTCTGCTTTATCTATACTAACTTGACATTCATCTAGTTTTTGCTTAACTCCATTTAAAAGTTCTTGATAGCTTGACCATTCATTCTTATATTTATCATCATTAAGCAGCGTTTCATATTTTCCTATCTGACTAAGATAATAATCCTTTAACTCATTCAAGGACACCAATTGTGTTTTGATTTGATCTGCCGTTAATGTTATTTTAATTCCATTCACTACGGTCACAACTCCTTTATCATAGCTAACATCAAGACCGGCTGCTTCGGTTAATGAACGTACTGGAGCATAACTTGTTCCTTTGATAATGACCCCGTCTGCGACTTGTGCACCATTAACCTTTACAGCTACTGTTCCTTGCACCTTTTGTCCCACTAAATTCTTGATATCATCAGCATATGCAGACATGGAAAATGTCAAAAGTACCCCGGCTAAAAATCCAACAACATATTTTTTCATCGTTGTCCACCTTCAACTCTCTTTTTTCCACCAGTATAGCATATATTTCCTATTCTTAACCTCCCAAAGCCGTGATTCTATCGGATAAATCAGCCAAATTATCATAAATGTCACCAAGAATATCACCTAAGGATGTACCCGGCGAAGTAAAAAACAGAGAATTAAAATCACGGAGATTAATATTCTTACCAGTACCTTGATCCAAAGTAATATCTCCTGTAGATGTTATAAAAACATTCTTGTTTGAGTCTATAGAAGACATTGTGTCATTGCAGCTGAAAATGAATGAATTCAATAGTGACTGGAAGTATATTGACGGTGATCCTAAATATGATGGCGTGATCGTCACATACCGGTCAGCGTCTAAATATGCGCCAATTAAATTTCCATTTGGATCAATTACAACCTTTGGATATCCGTCACTAGTAGATATTTCTGCTCCTGTCGCGTACATCTTGCCTTCCTCGGTTACTTTCCACGGTGCCGCGTTCTTGTCCACATCTCCCGCCCAGAACCGAACATCATCCACATCCGGGTCCGGGTCGTTGTAGCTGGATATGCCCACTGTGCCGTTTTTGGACTTCAGCTCGGTGAGATCAACGTTGTAACCGCCGATTTCGCGTGTGTTGCGGCTGTCCATATTGCCGTTAATGACAAAATCAATCTCCTGTAGGCTCCGCGCGATCTTGTTGATGTTCTCTTTGAGGTACTTCTGTACGCTCGCCAGATCATTGAAGTTCGGCGGGTTATTAAATGATGGTGCTGTGTCCCATAAGCCCATGATAGACCTCCTTAGAATAGGGAGAGCTGCCGCACTTGGCGTACAAGCTCATGTATTTTCGCCGGACCGGCGCCAGATATCTTGACTCGGACGGTGTTCTCCAAAACCACACTACGTACCGGGATGATGATACGCTCGACACCGGACCCGGTACCAACCGCAGTATGCACCAGGTTAAAGTCGTTGCCGTCTTTCGTGGTGGACAGGTAGATGTTGACTGTGGTGCCTGTTGGGATCTCAGCATACAGCCACATCTTAATCCACCGCTGCCGCTGGGACATCACCGGGTTAGTGAAGGGCTTGGTGGTAAAGGACCAGCTTATCGCCGTTCCTGCGTCCGTTGTGGTGTCGTTCATCTTCAGCACCCGTCCGGTGGTATCACCGATGTACAGCTGCTTGCCGATCAGGGCGTACTGTTCCGGCCGTGGTATATCCATCATGGACCATGCACTCAGATAGTTGTCATATACCAGTGTGCGACCAGTACCAAGAGTGAAGTAAAGCTTCTCTCCGTCTGTACCGGCTACACTATCCGCATTGATGTCATTGTAGTATGGCTTTATGATCTCGCTGAAGCCCTTGTCCGGGTTAGCTGATGCGGCGTACTCATATATACCGTTCGTATGCATGAAGCGCATGGTGCCTTCCTGAGTGACCACAGAGCTATTGTTAGCCACGCCCTCGTCTTCCGTGATCTTCCGAGTGTTGAAGTCTGAAGGGATATTTCCGAACAGCAAATGCACCGATGACGGCATACCGATGGTTAACCGATACAGCCCCCCAGAAAGCATGTTGATGTTCTCACCAGCTGTTGATTCCATGTCCTTAACATAACTGTCCTGGTCAGTGCCTTCAAATAGACTCCACTCCTCCGGCTGATCCAACGCACAGGCGTGTAATTCCTTGCCTACACCGAGCCACAGCCGGTTGCTGTATGTGGTGATGTAGTTGCCTCCTGACGGCGCTCCTGTGAGGTTCTGGACCGTGCTGCCGTCATACCTTTTGACTGGATCAACGCCGTTTGAGGCAATCAGATTAATGTCGGTCAGGTTACCCTGGTAATTCGTCCAGTGCCAGCGTGCTGAAGTGTTCAGGCCAGATGCTAGTGTATCCCAGCTGCTGCCGTTCCATCTCTTCCATTCACCTGAGTTAAACACAGCGTGCAACTGCGTTCCCTTCCAGACCATCAGCCCCAACACCTTAGTGCCAAATGTGCCTAAAACAGAATACCCAGCCCTCACAGAGAGAGCCGGGTAATCCTCATTCGTCATATTAGACATTTCCGTGAGTTGACCGTCAGCGATATTGAAGGGGTCATATTTGTTCAGCCCCTGCCACTGCCGGATGCTGATCGGCTCCTGCATCCCTGTCAGCGGCTGATACTCCGTAGGTTTGCGTGGTACATAGTTAACCATTAGCAGTCACCCCTGCATATTGTGTCGCCGCCTGCGCCCATACGGCGAGGTACTGGCTCTCGTAGGTTGCCGCCTTGCCCATGTCGTCCATGGCAGCAGCGAGGTATGATGCAAGCCCAATCACTAGGCTATAATGATATTCTAAAGGTGAATCTGGCGTAGCTAATAAATTACTGAATTCAAATGTCGTTGTCGCAATTCGATTGTAACGCACAATGGCTTGTAAGCCCGCCTGATACGGTGCTGGTCGAAGCGTGAGCAAATACGTTGAATCATCAAAGGTGAAGGTGTTCTGCAATGGGTTTGGAGTGTTCGGCATCAGTTCTTTGTATTTGATTACACCGCACATGATTAAGTCGATATTTTTAAGCCTAACATCTGTCGGCAATGTGTAAGTTGCTTGATCTTTAACAGGCGTAAACGGTGCAACTCGCGGAATCTTGACCACGTTGAAAAAGTCCCTATTCAGTGAATCTAAAACGATTAATTTATCCCCTGTATCAACTTCATTGGGAACAAGAATATCCGCTTCACTTATGATGGATTGTAAGTTCATACGTTCACCACCTTATATTTCTTTATCAATTTGAGTATTGGGAACGTTGACTATAAGTGTTATTCTGTATACTTTTCCTGCTGATCCATTAAATGTGACCTGCCTAACGCCAGATTCGTTTTTAAAGACAACGGGTATTGGAATGCCAGAAGGTTGTTCCATTGCTACGCCTGTATACTGCGTATACAATGTGTTACTGAGCCAACTATCCACGCAAGTTCCGTAGTTTAAATTGATAACTTGGATGCCTTCGGTAGTTGTTGGGCAGTCTATGGTTAAATAGTGTTCACAACCTGTTACAGAGGTGATAAGCCCTTTGGCTAAAACAACATCAGCAGTAGCCGAAGTTACCGGAAGATGAACATATTTGAACAACCCGCACGTGTAGTGAACGTTTTGTCCGTTAATCATTTTGATAATCCATTCATTTATCTTTTTGCTGGATTCTGTGGTTGGATGAACAGCATCATAAAGTTCTAAATAACCCGCATCATAACCATTGACAACCTTCCAACGCTGGCTGAATGTGCTGTATAATGCGTTGCTGATTTGAGATAAACACTGATACCCAGCACCACCAACTTCTATTTCTCGGTGAAATGGAGTGACCACATATAAATCACCCGTGTAATTTTCAAAAGCATTGTACATTTCATTTGCATCATCCATGGTTTGTTTTACGGTTCCATTGATGTTGTTCGTACCAATCATAACGATACAAATATCATAACTGTTTAAATCAGTCACGCTTTCGATGATCGTCGTTGTCATTGCAATGTCATTTCCACCGATAGCCTTGTTTGTAAATGTTCCATTGACTGACTGCATGTACTCGTAAAAGGGAACTGTCCAAGGTATAAAAGTATCTTGTCCTGCGCTTATACTGTCTCCAAAGACGATTACTTTTTTAGCGTACAAATAGGTGGAGTCCTTTTCTCTTGTATCTGCTGCATCCAGCCGATCCTTCAGCCAATCGTACGTAGTCCCATACGGCGTACTGTACCGCGCTATCGCCGCCTCTGATCCGTCACTAAGGCCCGTTACCGCAAGCTTCAGCAGGTGCAATAGTGCGTAATACGCCGTATCCACCTTGTTCTGTGCGCCTCCCGGCGTTTCGTACCGACTGTCAACCTCGTTCGCTATCTCCGGCGTGGTGCCGCGCCATGGTAGTGTCATGGTTGGCCTCCTTTCAATGTTAATAGCCCTCTAGTGAGGGCGTGGTGGTGCGCAGTATGGTCCGTATGCGAATCAGCAATCTAATATAATATACATTTCATGTGAAAATGCTTTAATATTTTCAAGAGAACTCCTTATTAATTCCAGAACTTTTATTTTGCTATTCTTAAAAACGAAGTCAGTCCAATCAACCACTTCGAGCAATCCTCTGTCCACAAGAATATTGTTCCTGACTTGTCCACGATCAATTATAACATCAGAGTTTTGCTTTACCCCGTTAATAATATTTCCGGAGATGAATATATTGGTATTGCTTCCTTTTGTAAAATTTAGATTAAAGGCATTTGACATATTTACTGTTCTCATAGAAACTCTATCTTGCTTTCTTTGCTCGACGTGTTTTATTTTGTTTGTTATATTGCAAATGTCATATAACCAAGAAGTACGACTATTGAATGATTGTATTGATAAAATCAATTCATATATTTCCTTGTTCTTAGTTTTTAGATCCTTAAAGCTTCTGCCTAAGTTGGAATGGAAATCACCTAGGTTTTTACCATAAGGAAAGTATATTTTCATTCTCTCTCGCTGCTCATTTGTTTTGCCGTCATTATCTTTGTAGACCTTGTCGTAAACGTCGTGTGCTGCATATTCCAAGCAACTCCTTAAATGCTCAAGACAGGATTTCACCTTGGGTTTTGAAACTTCCAATATATCTAATTTCACATTAGCCATTGTCCTCTGGTACTCTAATGTTTCTATAATTCCTTCAACTTCCACGAGTAGTTCAGCTATGTCCGACTTCCTCATTTACGATTCCCCCTTTTCTATTTTTATTCAATATAACAAGGGGGAATCCTTTATTTCGCTTAAGCCATAGTAAAAGATTTCCACGCGCTCCAACTTCCAGCTTCGTCCACATACCTCTTATAGACGTTCCAAGAGCCGTAAATATGGTACTCTTGAAAAACATAACCTAATTCTGCTAAGCGATGAGTAATGAGCATCCCGCCTTTTGTTTCCGGAAATCCACTGGCGCTGGCGTTGGTCACCTTTGTATACGTGATCTTCTCATTTTCAAATGCAGTGTAGGCGCTCGAAGCCAAGAATGCATTCTGCGCGGTAATGACCGAAGTCGTTATTTTAATCCATGGTTGCCAAGTGCCATCACCTGAGTTGCAGTACCGAATATACTTATTGTTGGATGCGTAAACTGAATACTCCTGCTTGAAAAAGCCTTTATCAGTTCCGAGCTTATAAGTCGTCAGCGTTCCGGCTTTATTCTCAGGAAGCCCACTTGCAAATGATGTACCGACATTCACCACAGAGATGGTATCGTCAGGAAAATCCGTAGAGAGCGAGGCGTTATTTACTGAGTTCTGACTTAAAACGATGTGAGCATTCTCGTACTCCCAGGCTGTCCAAGTCTTGTCTACCCGTGCGTATCGAATGTACTTCGAGTTCTTCTGAGCGATTTTATACTCCTGATATCCGAAATAATCATCGACGGACATTTTATAGGTGTATAGCGTTCCGGCTTTGGCTTCTGGAAACGTAGCCGCACCGGATGTGCGTATTTCAGTAATGGATATCTTGCTGTTCTCAAATTTGTCTATTGTGTCGGTGGCAGTATAGGTATTATAGCCGGTGTAGATCGTATTAGATCCAGCAGAGCTAATAGATCCATCAGATCCAATTACAAAGTGCTGACTTTCTACCGAGTTCTTATTAAAATTCCCGACATCAACGATGTTTCCATACCTATTTAACGCTTGATTCATCGTTATGATATCCATGCTCTTGGACTTGATGTATTGGATTGTTTCCTGCATGAAGTCTAGCTGAGTCGGGTCCATCGCCCATGAGTGAGTCAGGAATATAAGCCATCCGTTATTAGCAAATGCCTTATCCACCCAATACTTGTAGTATTCCAGTGAATTCTTCTCAAGTCCACTTTCCGGCTCTATACCCGTTTCCTCACCGAGAACAACGGACTTCAATTGATACGTTTCTATTGGGGCTACGTTGATTCCGCGATCAGAGGTTCTCGCGCTCCGGTTGTACCTTCTGGTGTATACCTTTTCGCGGTCACTCCAACTTCCGTAAGGATAACAAAGACTTTCGACCCTTAGCCCATTAGCTGCAAACCAGTCCATAGCTAATTTAATTTCATTCTCTGAGTCTTGGTCACTCAGCTCCGCGAGATGCTCATGGGTGTATGTGTGGGAAGCCATCTCCCAACCTGCCGCCTCAAGCATTTTCAGGTTTGCTAGAGTCATATGACCGATAGTTCCTACTCTCGTCGGGATAATGGCGGATACGCATGGAACACCTTCAGCATCAAAGATAGGCTTAAACCGACTGATGTCTGTTTGATTCCCGTCATCGGTAATGAACGTTACCACCGCACTCTTTTCCCTCTTCTTACTATTCAATTCGTAGTTTTCCACATTCGCAATATCCGCCAACTGCGCATCAACCTCATTAAACTTCGCCGCCACCGCAATGTCCGTAGTGTAATCCAGCAGCGATGGGTCAATCTCTGTAGCTCCCACCGCACCCGGCGCAATCTTAGGACGCGTAACAGAGTCGTCCGCGAGGTTGAGTGTCTGCGCTACGTACGACAGCAGCTCAGCGTCTGTGTACTCCTTGGCATCCTCCAGCGCTTGCTCGATCTTGTTTGCGGCCCCGCCCGGTGTCTCGTACCGTGAATCATCTTCTGCTGCTATGGGGGGTGTGGTGTCTGGTCTCCACGGAAATGGAATTGTCATGTTATCACCAACTTTCCTGGACAACAAATTTTTCGTAATCGTTCGTTGCTCTGCGGTATTCGGAGTAAATCTGCTGATATCGCAGTTCGAATGCCTCGTTACTTGGCTGCATGTCCTTCAGGACTCCATACACTAAGAGCATGTCAAAGTCTGGGTCAAATCCAGTACCATTATCCAGGTCGTCCATCGTCAGTTCGCCTAATACGGTGGTGTAAAAAATCTTGATCCCATAAAATGTGTCGTACTCAGGTGGGGGGTATATGCCGAGTTGACCGGATACAAAATAGAAGAATGGGCCCTTTTCGTTTTCATTGAAGTGTCTGAGGGGAATCCTGCGCCAGTCTCTGGCATCATCATTAAACGTCTGATTGTTGTAGATGGCGTGACGTATAACCACTTCTGTGACGTTACCAGGAGGGCATATGAGGCTGAATAATGATTCTCCTACAGTTACATCAAATGCTTGGTTGAGAGTTTCTGACTGCATTTGAGAGGCGCTCATATTGCGCAAAAAACGGTCACGAGTCTGTGTTATTTTCCGAAGGATGGATACCACAGGGGCAGTGTTTTCCGGTAGTTTCTCGATGATCTCCTCCACTACTTCTTGTACTAACATGGGACACCTCCTTACTTTTCAACTCCAATAATGTTTAAAGTCATGGCCGGTAGCGACGTGGCCAGCAGATTTATTCCCAATAAAGCACCTAAACTGATGTCAATTGTTGATTTCCCAGCTGTAAGAGTGATTGACGCTGTAAACCCACCTGAAACAGTTCCACCGATTACTATTCGCGGTTCAAATAAAACAACTGCTGTTGCGCTCTCAACGGAAACCAATACCTCAGGCTTAGCCGTGAATACATTGGCTCCTAAGTTGAAAGTAGGAACTGTATAAGTTCCGGTTGCTTGAGCGGCAACATCAACGGTATTTCGGTACTTTATTCGAGTATCGCCAGTCAATCCTTGTAATCCTGTAGCTCCTGATGCACCGGTAGCACCCGTAGTGCCGGTTGTGCCGGTTGTGCCAGTCGGTCCCGTTGGACCAATAGCTCCTGTATCTCCCTTTGGCCCCTGAGGACCTGTATCACCTTTCGGGCCTTGCGGTCCCGTGGATCCGTGAAGCGTAGTCATGAAGTCATCCCACGTACCCGTGTGCCCTTGTTCTAACCATTCCTCATAAGCCGACTCACCCTCTGGTCCTTCTGGCCCCATAGGTCCCATCGGCCCGGAATTCGGGTTATTTAGAGGCACTATGATCCCTCCGTCACCAATAGTTTCTTACTGCCGGATGTACTAATTGCGTTTACCACGCCTTGATAGAGATTTCCAAACTTCTCAGCCATCTCATAACTGCCGCCATTGGCATTAAGACGAATCCCGGCGTTCAGCACAGCAGATGCATTGAATGATAGATAGATAGCCTCATCACTGTCATTTACAAACACTCTTGTCTGGCAACCCGTGTTAGCAGCAAGCGCCAATGTTGTGCCGGTACCTACGGTCACGGCGGTATGTTTCGGACTGGTGTATATCCCACGGCTCATTACACAGCCTCCTTCAATAGATTGCGTATCTCTTCTGTACCCCATTTTTGCCAGCCTTGCGGTTTGTTAGGTAACTCAGATACACGTTTCATGATCTCCGGGCGTTTCAGTTCGTCTATCGATATCACATCAGCAGGTTCAGACTGGCTGAGAAGTAGATTAAGCAACCGGTTAGTTTCTTTTTGCTCCAATATGAGGTGCAGCAGTAGCTGCTGATCCGTCTTGCTGACCTGTTTTTCCACAACTTCCAGCGGTAATAGCATAAAATCCCTCCTTATAAAGAAAAAAAGGGAGCTAGATAGCCCCCTTACTTGTCCTTCATTTCATTGACTTCGATCAACCGATCGACCATTTCATTCCATACTTCTGCACCTTTACGATTGGGCTCATCCATATCCTTAGATACTTTCTGATATCCCCGGAACGGCAGTTTTTCTCGCTTCTTCACGTCTTCCCATGTACTCTTCTGCATGTCCATCATCCCTTCAGCACCTTGATTTTCCAAGTACCTGAAGCAAGGTCTACAGTGCCTGCCGTTGCGTTGAACACCGTGATTATTACTGTATTTGCTGCACTCACATACCCTTGAGCAATTAACCCTGCTTGAGTGTAAGGAGCAGATACCAGTACAAAATCACCAAGCGCGGCACCGGTGACAGTTATCCCGGACGATACTGTGCCAGTGTAGGTCGTCAATGATGCTGGATCAAATGTTGTTGTGGCATTTAGGACCGCCGTGAAAAGGTCATTCGCACCAAGCGCTAGACCTGTATAACTGGTTGTTCCTGAACTAGCCATATGCTACCTCCTATGCTAACAGGGTGCCGGACAATCCCGGATCTGCTTTCAGGATACCGTTCCAGCGGTTAGGCTTAGCAATCCACCGACTGCGGCCTTTGATGATATTGGCGTCTGTTTTTTCGTCCACGTACGAACGGACACTCAACGGGATGCGATCCAGGAAGACCAAACCTTCGTACATTTCCATCCACTTCGAGTCAGCCAGATACCATGTGTCTGTACCTGCAGTAATTCCGGACGCATTGTTAAGGTAAGGCGACATGATGACATTCCACCGGCCGTACTGGAAGTTGAAGGAGTTGTTTGCAGTGTTTGGCGCGCCTTCTTCGGCTCCGATAGCGTCAAATACCAGCTTCTTGATACGCGCTTTCGATGGGATGATGATCGTATCCGGGCTAACGTCCATGATATTTCCATCATCATCGCGGATGTACTGCATAGCTTCTTCGGCCAAGCAGAGGGCATCATAGCTGAATGGGTTGGAAATGTAGTTGGATTGAGTGCCATAACCGCCAGTTTTGGATGTGTGCGCCGTGTTGAACAACGACAGTCCATCAGCTGCAGCGATATTGAACACTTTATTGTTGTTGCCGAATGTCATTGTCGTAGCAGTACCGTTATTAAGGATGCCAAGACCGAATTGTTCCCGGCCACGGTGGTATGATTTCATGAATCCGTATGCTTTCTGCTTAACCTTGCCCATTTTGGCGTCTTCTACCATCGTCTGAGTCACGGAGAACTGCAGTTTCCATTCGTCCGGCTCAATGACAGCTGCGTAACCTTCCTGGAATGAGGATTCAGGGTAAGCCCCTTGCTCCCCTACGGCTTCGAAGTCACCGAGGGACGTTTCGTAAGTATACTTTTCAGCGAAATTGCTGGTTTCGTCCATGCAGAATATCTTATCAATGACGGATTCAGCCTCGAATGCTTCCTTCTGGTCAGTCAACATCATTTTGATAGGTTCCTGCGACTTGCCGAACACGGAATCATTAAGCCCTGCTGCTTTTGAGAATATCATCTAAGTTCGCCCCCTTATACAAAGCGGCCACTGACATTTGATGTCGTGGTAGCTCCGTCAGTATCGTCAATCTCGAATACGCCAGATGTGGTTGTCGCTGTAACCTTCAAGCCGTCCGTGTGGATCGTCACCTTGGCTCCCTTAAGTGTTGCAGCTACAGTTGCTGTAGATTGGGTTGTCCACTCTTGTAGAGCGTCTACGCGCCATACAGGCAGCGGTGTAACGGATGTCGCTTCAGCAGCTTGAGTACGTACAGCGATAAACTGAGGCTTTGCTGTAGCTCCTACCTTTGTGAGCCGGCCGCTGGTTTGTACCAATCCTTCGCCCAATGCAGCCCCTTCAGCGTCTGTCAAAAGCAAATATTCGAAAGGAAGCTCACCCATTCCTGGGCGCATCTTCGGTCTGAATCCTGGTGCGTTTGCCATGTATAACCCTCCTAATTAGCGTGTTTTTTATGCCATGCGCGGATCTGCGCATCTGATTTACCTTTGTTGAGTGCTCGGTAAGCCCTCATGGTCTCCTCGTCAATCTCCACATGGTCCACTTCCCCGCCGGTTGATGCATTTGGGGCAAGGTGTTCCTTGCTGTTGAGTTTGTCGAGTGCTTCCTGTTTGGCCACTTCCTGCACATTCTTAAGTTGACTCTGCATGATTCGTTCAAAGTGAGCGCTGCGGTATGCAGCCAATGGGGAAGCCCCACGTCCCAACTCCGCGCGCATTTCGTCATTGAAAATATCTTGCGCTTCACCGGCATTGTACTGATTAATGGCCTGTTCCACTTCTGGGTACATGGCGTACAGACTCTTCCACGCTGCGGTGAAGTCTTCGGTCTGCCGGGATTGCTGAAAGGACTCCGTTGTTTGCTTAAGCTGCGGGTATTCCTTCAGCATCTGGATTTCTTCAGGTGTAAGACCAGCCTCTTCGTATCGTTGGCGGTCTGCCTGTTCTTGTTCACGCTGCAGTTGTTTCTCATACTGCTCAACGGTGTAGATACCATGGCTCTCACCGTATTGTTGAGCGATCAATTCATCTGCTTTCTTGGCTTTGGCTTCAATTTCAGCAGCGCGCGCTTTCTCTGCTTCTAATTGCTTCCGCATCTCCTGAAAAGCTTTATTGGTCTCTGGATCCTGCTTCGGTTTATCCCCCGGGATAGCGACTTCCGGATTTCCTGCTTGTTGGGATTCCTCTGCTGGGACAGGTGTTGTTGGTTCGGGTGTATCCGTTGGTGTAGCCGGTTCCTCTTGCTGCCGTGAACTCACGTATTTGCTCATTTTCTGGTCAAATTCGTTCATGTCGGCCGCATAATCCGGGCTATCTTCGAGGCTTGGTGTACCATCGCCAGCGAAGAGTTGCAGGTTAAGAGGGTAACGGCTAGGGAGGTCAGCGACTTCTCCCATTTTGCTGCTTATGTGTTGGTTCATAATTAGTCTCCTTTGGGTTTTTACTACGATCCCACGCGAATTTTACTTTGCTCTCAAATCTCCACCGGTTGTCTTCTTCGGCGTTCCCTGGTTTTTGATGATCGCGTTAGGTGATTTCACCACGCCGCTCGAAGAGTTGGGGACTTTGTATCCGCCGCCGCCTTTGTCTGCCATGTTGCTCACCACCTTTCAATTGGAATAGCCCGAAAATCGGCATGAAAAAGGACGCCCTACGACTAGGAGCGTCCTGCTAACTTGCTGTTTTATTACCTGCCTGTGCTATCTTCGCGGCTTCAAGTTGAATCTTAGCCATGTCCACGGCCTTCTGATGATCTCCATCCTCTTGTGCCTTCTGCTGCTCGTACTGTTGCTTCTGTGCCTCATTTGCTGCCTGTATCGCCTGTGCTTCAGCCTGCGCGTTACTCTGTGATGTCTGTTCCAGCATTGCTTGTGTCTGCTGGTGTTCACCCATCACCTGTTGCAACTGGTTCTGCAACTCTGCGATAATCTGATCCTTCTGCGCTGCTTCCTCTTGCTGCTGCATCTTCTGATCCCACTGCTCTTTGATCTTGCTGGCCGAAGGGAATTGCAGCCCCTCCAGGATCGTCCATAGCTGCTGTACATCAATAGCCTGGGCCGAGAATAGCGCCAACGTCTGTTCATACATAAACATTGGGTCTTTCGGTAGGCCAAACACACCGTCTGTGCCGATCATGAAGTCCGTGTTCCAGTATAGTTTTCCAAGTTTGTCCCGCTGGAGCAGCAGGTACTTGTCAAACTCACCGAAGGAGTCATTGCCGTTTACATCCTGCGCCAGATATGGCCGGATCTCATCGTAAAAAGCAATCTTGTGTTCGAAGATGATCTCGAATAGTTCCTTATAATGGACCATCTTATTGAACATTTTGGACTGTAGCCGCCCGGAGGCTTGCTGCACCTGTATCTGCTTGGCCCTCCCACTCTGTGCCGTGGGATCTTCTTTGCCTTGGAAACTATTGGTGATGCCTAGCATGGACTGAGCGATGCTGTATTGTTCCTGACAGAACAGTAGATCCTTGCTGATGTCTGCGGTAAGGTCAAGTGTGGCGATGGCTGCAAGCTGTGGCTGTGTGCCTCTAATCACTTGGTATATTTCATCTGTGATCTTCAGTCGGTCATGGTCCTCCAGTGCCTTGATTATCGAACCGCCCTTGATGACTTTCTCCTCCATCTTGTGAACCACACGCTTGATGCTGTCCTGCTGGTCCCGGATAATATCAAGGTCGCTCTGCCCACCAAAGCTGAAGTTCTTCGGCACGTTGATACGAACGCTGACTGGATACCGTTGTGGAATGAAGAACGGAACTGTTTCTCCAGCACGAGCAATCAATTCACCAGCAGGTGACATAATGTCTCGATCAAGCGTTTCGGTTTTCATCAGCGATCCATCTTTATTTCGCCGGTAGAAGAACTTCGGCAGATCCTCTAGCTCGGTGTCATTGATCCACACATACTTGCAGATGTCGTTGTCCTCGTCTTTGTACCAGCACACGATCTCTGTCAGCGGTTCTTCCTCAGTTTCACTGGCTGAGCTGCGGACTGTCGCGGATCCAGAGGCATTCTGATCTGTGTCAAACAGCCGTGTGTTCTCTGGATATTGTTCTTCCTCGCCGGATAGGTCCTTTTTGTATCGGCGCTGCACATAATCCTTGGTTACATCCGACAACACGAAGAAGTAATCCATCTTTTGCAGGTTGTACACCTTAAGCTGTGTCACCAGTTGCTTCGGATGCCGCCCTATAAGCTCTATCTCGCCTCTGTACAGGTGGTGCTTATAGTTGGGGTTCCAAGCTACCTCAATCAATGAGAATCCCTGCAGCGGCGTTATGCGCTCGTTCTTATCGTTGATGGAGTCGATCTCCGATTCTTTCAAGTCATTTCCGATGCTGTCCGCGATCATAGTCGCCTGCTTTTCGAATCCCTCACGCTTACTCTTACATGTAGGCATTGGGATCTGGTTGTTAACTTGGCTCTCGATGAACTCAAAGGTGATGTTCCAGATGTTGTTCGACATTTTAGTCGGTATCTTCGTGGAGTTGATGTTTTTGTCTACCTTGCGGTCACCCAGATACAGGTATTCTCGCTCATCCATGAGGGATATGTTCTGCCCACTCTTGGCTGCTTCTAATCGTTCCTGCCACTGGATAAGCTTTCTCGGGCGCTGTGCTTTGACTACGGTCTTCTTCATCTTCTTAATCACATCCTTTATGCCCATCGTATCAACCTACTTTCAATCCCCATTTGTCAGCGAGATACTTTTTCATGTCCGGCGCTGCCTTGCGGTAATCCTCTTGTAGATCCTCGGGCAAGTCCTTAATGCTTGGCTGTGCTTTTGGAATACGCGTGGTCTGCTGTCCCCGTATCTCTTGGCATATCGCGTCTGCCATGATTAAATCATCATGCATTCCATCCTGTGCTTGTGGCTTTCCGTTCTCATCACGGACAAACACCAGCATTTCCTCCAGTGTAGGAAGGTCATTAAACAGGTGTATATGCTCCCTGACCAGTTGAACGTAGGAAGCAATGATAATAGGCCGTGTGATCTTTGTAGTCACGAAGCCAAATTTCTGCTGTGTGGAATAGGTAAACTTGTCTATCGTCTCCCGCATGTACTGTTTGGGATAGTGCAGTCTTTCCAGTTCCTTGTGCGGATGTGTGTCAAAGTTGGTCTCTATGCCGATCAGAGCCTTGTTGTAATAGTGGCCCAAGCAGAACATCTGCTTTGCATATAAGTCAGTGTCCACTCGATCACGCCACACAGCTGCTTGGTTCCAGGTAATATTATTCCTCACTTGACCCACGGATGAGTCAAACCCGCCCTCTGCTGTATCCCCGCCTATCACGTATGGGTGATCTTTGATTGGTTCCTCGTAGATGGTCAGTGGCCCGTTCTCGTCCGGCATAAGCTTGATAGAGTCAACGATAATCTGCTCATTTACATAGTCGTACACGAATCTACCACGCTTGATAACCTTCTTGTTCGCCTTAAGCCACACCAAACGCTCTGTGACGATCTGAGCATTGAACACCGTCTGTCCCAGTACTCCCCACTCACCGAGTGCGTACACCGTGTAATAGTAAGGATCTTGCTCTTTCAGCGACTCCAGCGTGCCCTTGTACTCGTCATCAATGAACATGTTGTCCTTATAAGTGGTATGAATGACTGTGCTATTGGCTTTCTTTGCATCAAAAAAGACCAGTTTCAACCAATGTGTAATGCTGATTGGGTTGAAGCTGATCATTATTTGTTTATAATTTGCGGTTTGACCACGTAAGCGAAGGTCGAGCTGCTGGAAGTCTTCTTGTAGTATCTCTGAAGCTTCCTCCATCCACATGCCGGTGATACCATGTATCGATTTCAGCTTTTCTACATCGTCAAGCCCTGCGAAGATAATCTGATTGCCATTGACACAGGTGATATCCATGTCTGACTTGTTAATCTTGAATAGCTCAGACAACCCCCAGTCCGCAATCGTTCCCCGCAATAGGGAAAATACCGAGTTACGAAGTGTATTCGCTACCTTCCGTACGACCAGGAACTTGTGCTTTGGTTCCTCCAGCATGCGAATGATCATCTTTTGTGCAGCCGACACGCTCTTACCCGAACCGGCTCCACCATACAGCACCAAGTATCGGCTGTGATCATCAATGATCTTGTGCGCCCAGGTGTTCATGATCCCGTCTATGTCAATGTCGATGTTAATCTCCGGCATCTGGCATCACCTTCTTACGGTTCACAACGAAGTTTACGCCGCCGCTGTGTTCAAGTTCTTGCTTGTCGCGCCATTCTTTAGGCTTGCGGTTCTTCAACCAGAAGATTAACGCTGTCGTATTAGGATGGGCCATCTTTGTAGACCGTTCAAATCCATCCTCTGTTTCCTTCGTCTCTTCGTACTGATAACCAAGCGCTGCCTTAAGCAAGGCGTTCTCGACCATGATGTCAATGACTTCCTTACCATTTTTTAAGGCCGCCGACAATGCCGGATAGTCGTCTTTATATGTCCGGAATGTCGAGTAAGCCACTTCAAGGTTTGCGGCTATCTGTTCATCCGTCAATCCATCCCTTGCCCACGCTTCAATGAGCAGGAGTTTAGGTTCAACATTGCTGAAGTATTTGCTTGGTCTGCCTCCTGCCATTGTGTTCACCTCCCTCTAATCTAACTTAATTGCGCTATAATTCAGTCTGTTTTGCAGCTTATGGAGTATAACCCCCGTGATTTTGGAGACTCACACATCATCAACACGGTAAAACTTACTTTTTTGCGTTTCATAATCCTTAATTCCTATCATATCGAACGCAGCAAGCAACATCATGTCTTCGTTTTGTTCTCCATGATTATCGTCTTCAAAAATGTGCATAACGCCATACAAAGCAGCCACCTGCGCAGCTTGTTCCTTTGTAAGCACTATATCCGTGCCTAAGATGTGATAATCTCCAGTTTCAGCGTCTACCGAGATGCTGAATGTATCTGGACCGTATTCCACTTGTTTATCCATCTATCTCACCACCTCGATCACTATAGTCATCATAATGATAAATAAAATTGATAAGTAATACTCTGAATGCCTCATTACGGCCTCCACTATCGTTAAGCATATTCGGTCGAATCGTAGGAAAAACAAAAAGAGCAACGGCGATATACCGTTACTCTCCTGCTACTCGGTCTGGGTAAACCCGTGCCAGTGGGGGCGGTCCATCCTTTGCCTGCCTCATATCCCCGGTCCGCTGGGGCTGCTGTGTTTGATGGGACTAGCTGCACCTCTATGAGGACAGTTAAACCGCTAGGGCGACCCATCATATATGCAAACCATCCCCAACATCGAAGTGTGCGCATTAGCGCGTTATGGATGGGTGTTGCCGTTTGTGCATCCTTGGCTGGACTTGAACCAGCGACATGCCTCCTCCGGGTTCATTCATATCCGGTTTAGCGACCTACTCTACCAACTGAGTTACAAGGATGAAAATGTAGCGCCAGCCGATTAAAGCCAGCGCCAAGGGGTAGGAGTAAAACATCCAAGTGATGGGAATCGGCGATAGGGGCAGTCCCCGGGTCACTGATCGCCAATTCCTCATAAAACCATTATATCACGATGCTTTTGCACTTTGTGTTACCTGTTTGTTACCTGATTCACTCATGTGTCTCCTCAGGTATCCCTCGCTGTATCCGAGTTCAGCGGCAATTACCTTGTACGACTTGCCTTCGATTCGCTTGCACTGTATTACATATGTCAGCCCGGTAAACTTCGCCAATTCTGATTCCATCTCATCCTTGATCTTCTGTAACCGGTCAGTTTCTGCCTGTGCTGCCTCCAACTCGCTGACCACTGCTAAATACTTCTCCAGCCCTTTATCCAGAGAGATATGCACGTAGTCGCCGGAGGATGGCATCTTGCCTGCGACCATTACACCGTGTGCCAGTTCCACCCGCCGCCTGATCTCCATTTCGTGGATCTGTACAATCCGCAGTTCAGCGCATATGTCGTTGTATGACTCCTTCCAGTTCATGGTTATCCCCCCTTTAGATTAATCCTCGATCAC